CCCACAGAAAAGTAATAGTACCTTTGTCATCTTCAGTTCTCCTTATCTTTTTTCTTTTAATAACTCTGTATTGTCGTACATATTGCCTATCACCTTGATTTCGCGTTTGAAATCGTTCCACCAATTAGGCGCAGGCTGTTGATATTTGCAAACATCATCCCATCGTGACATGAACGGGTCGGTGATGGTGTCGAGATTAGCCACACAGAATGAATGCCACTCATCGATGTACTTCACCAACTTTGGATATTTACCGTTGACGGTGAAGATGTCGCCCTCGAATATCGGCTTGCCGTCGCAGTCTTTCCGTCCGATATACTGCCCGACGGTACTCTCATCGACGTAGCACCAATCTGTTCGCACAACCTTGAACTCGTCGCCTTGCACTCTGTGATAAATCGGATAGTACATCGCAGCTTGCAAGCCTTCAAACTTAACGATGCAACCGCGTCGCCATTTGCCGTGGTTGTCTTTACCTCTAAACATAATCTCTCTCATTTGTTGTCCTCCTTCTTCTCTTGTTTAAGAATCTTCTTTGAATTGTCTGTTATGAACGTAATCAGACCTAATTTGAATATGATAGACAGGATAATCACAAGCCCTGCCCAATGCCAGAAGTTCCCGAAAAAGAACTCACACAGATACTTTGTTATTTCCATAGACTATTATCTAAATATGTGCTTTGTTTTCATTTCTTCAAATCTTTAAATCGTTTCAATACTTCTTGACAATATTCTTTGTCATTATATCTTTTCGTCTTTCCTCGTTCCTTGTTCTCTATACAAAAATCAAGGAAAGCATTTATTATTATTTCCACATCTTTCCAAGTCAGTTCAAGGTCTTTCTCTGCTTGGTGGTAGCCTTCTACATAACCTTCTACAAAGCCATTGAAATGGTCTGCGTGAGCACTAATAACATAATCTTTTGGCGGCTCTTGATTATCAGCCGCCATAACTGCTTTATAATGTATTTCTTCTGCCTTACTCATAGTTCAGCCCTCCTTAATTACGACTACTTTTACTCTATCTCCTTCTTTTGCAAGAGATTCGTCTTTATCATAGTCATATAGTTCCATTTGAGGAATATACGGATAGCCGCCAGCATCAAAATGTACTGTAGCATCAACAGCGTCCTTCATCATCTGCTGCTTCATTGCATCTTTACCTAATTCAAAAGCATCGTTACATATCTTTCTAGATTGTTTTTCTGTTAGAACTTTTGATTTATCTTTCTGTTTCTGCCACTTGGCAACCCTAACAGCAATCCTTGACAACTTGGCAAAAGACACCTCTGGGAATTGCTTGGATAGTTCGTTGATGTACTCGCCTAAGTCTTCAGTTGTAGATTCGTCTTTTGCCTTTTGCCACTTAGCAAAGTGACGAGCAGCAAGGATAACGTTCGAAGCAATGTCATCCCACTCATAATTTTCTTCAGCGTCTAAATTTAGAGAATTGTTGTAACGTTGTATCTCAGATTCCAAATCCTCGCTTACAGGCTCTTCACTTTTGGCTAACTTGATAAGTTCATCTTTCCATGTCTCTGCGAGAACCATAGGGTCAACCACATTACATTGCGCCTGATTGATGCACTCAGCAAGGGCTTTGGTAAAATCGTCGCTTTTGCTGTACTTGCACTCTTCCTCGCAACCATCACAGAGAACCTTTCTGTCTTCATCTGTGAAATCATCTTTGGAGTACATACACTTTTTATGCTCTTCTTGCATGGAGTCAAGTATAGCAAGCACCTCATTGTATGCCTCTTCCTTACATCTTGTTTCCATCGCAATCTGTGAAGAACAAGCACCTCTTAATAATTGTGATTTCAGTCTTTCAACCTCTTCACGGATTTTCTGTACTTTGTCTGTCATAGTTTTCGCATTTTGTTTGTACGTATTCGGATTACTATTTGCGATTACTTCTTTTAGGATATCTCCATCATGATATTTGTCTGTCATACTATTTCTTTAATTCTGTTCGTAGTTTTGCCCGCATAAGTGTTGTTTTCCTATTTGCTCATATCCACATTTTATACATCTGTAAAGTGGTAACTGTATACGATTAGGTAGTGCTGTTACCATAGAAACAAATTCTATTCTGTGATTACAATTCTTTTGGTCTACAGGATATATCTTTGGTGTCATACCATCCATTTCTATTTTCCATCTGCTCCACCAGTGCTTCTTATATCTCCTTATCCTATAGGATGCTTCACCCATCGGAATTAATTCAAATTTTTCTTTCATGTCTTTTTATTATCTTTAATTAGTACAAATCTTCTTTGAACATTACCGCTTGCATCTTTACAAGGCATCAGTCCGAAAGGACAAATGTCTAACAAAGCGCATGATTTGCAAGTACCTGAAGCGTCATCTACGATAGACAACTTTCTTCCAAATATTTCGATTACATCTGTCATACTATTCACATTTTATCAACTTTAAAATTTTGAAACATCATATCATTATGATACTGAACAGCATCAAAGTCAGGATTACCAAAGAACTTCCCTCGTTGCCCACAATGCTTGCATCCTTGTGGGTAATCAATACATCTCTTGTAGTAACAACATGCCATCTTTTACTCTCCTTTCTGTGCTTTTTCAAAGGCTCTACCCGAAAGAAAGCCACCGATATATGAGCCTATCATAACTGTTACTAATGCTACAATTGTTGATACCATAATCTATTCTCCTTTCTGTGCTTTTATATACTTTTCGTAAAACTCTTGCTGGGATTTATCGAATTTATCTTGTTCTTCTTTACTTAGTGGATTGTAAAATACCTTAATTTTTGTCATAACTCTTCTCCTTTCTGTGCTCTTAGTTGTGTTAAACATTGGTTCATTCCGTGCATATAAGCATGATAGATTAATTTTCCTCCTATTGAATCTGCGTCAATATTATAACGCTTATATATGTAGTCTGCATACTTCTGTGCGAGTTCTTCTTTCTTGTCATCATCCAAGTCCACCTCTTTCACTTCGAGGGAGTCGATAAATTCATCACGGAAGAACTCTAATGATGCTACCATTCCTTCGTAATAAGAAGAATCAATTTTCATATTTTTGTATTCTTCTATCCTTTTCTCTATCTCCGCTACTACAGCAAATTTGTCTATATACTGTGTCATAACTTTAATGTTTTAAAGATTTCCACTTGACCCATCCCAATTCTGAAAGAAGTCGTCCATTCCTAAACCATGATAAGGACACATTTGACCGTCTTTTCTGTATTCGCAATGTTCCTTTGACCTACATTTATTGCAATCCATACCTTACTCTCCTTCCATATATTTTCTAAAATCCTCAATCAACTCTTGTTTTGCAACATGATGTGGTATTATTGTACCAGACACTTGTGTTGCTACTACGTCATAAAGTTTATAGTTTAGAAAGTTTATCACCTTCTCTATAAAGGCATCAGTGCGGGTGTATTCAATTGCACCTGTGCTATAAGGTGCTTCATACCAACAAATAGATAAATTAGTAGAATTTCTATCATCTGGTAGAAGGTATATATTTTCTGGTGCTTCGTTTGCTTTCATAACTTTATTCTTTTTAATTATATCTTGAAGTTGTATGTTAACCCATCCAGAATATTCAGTTATTAACTGCTGTAACACACCTCGCCTACACAACATACTCACCCTTTAACTTCAAGATAGTTTATTCCTCCTTTAATTTCTTTAGTTGTTTTCTCAAATCCTTAAACACATTGTAGTAATAGTCGTTTTCTAAAACACTTTCACTTGAAGCCATAAGATTTATCACATAGTTTAATGCAGACATCTGCTCATCACTCGGCTTCCAGTGTGACTGAGGTTTGATGGATTTGAGTTTTGGAATAATATAGCTCTTGTAACGTTCTGAGTCTAAACTTCCAATTGCAATTAGATGTCTATAGTGCGAAATAATTTCTTCTATTAAATCTTTATCTTCCTCACTCCACTCTTGCTTTGGCTGCGGTAGGCATTTGTCTTTGAGGGATGTTATCCAAGTAAGTACGGATTCTTTTATTTCGTCAACATCTTTAAGGCTTGTGTTTTTAATAAAAGCCAATGCTCTTACAAGATTTGCATCATCATCTTCACTCCAAGCAGGATTTTGCTCGCCATAGACACATTCATCCACAATCTTATTGTAGGTATAAGAGTCAACACCAAGACTTTCTTCTGGAGTTTTCATTTCAGAAACAGGGTTCTGTGTAATATTCTTCAACTCTTTCTTTTCAGCATCCCACTCATATCCAGCATTAGTTATAGCCCTTTCAAGAGTGTCACGTTGTTCTTTGGTGGCTGGTTGAGATTGATATGTATCGTATAAACTATCTTTGTTTATTTCAAGAACACCTTCGTTGCTATAATAGCAATAACAATGTATATTGTATCCGTCAATAAACTTGTCTTTAAATATCCCAATACCGCAATCTAATTCAAGCACATCACCGTCCTTTGCATCTTCAATAGTAAATTCATGGTAAATATTAGTATCTAATGGCCAGTCAGCACTCTTACCTGAGTCCGAAGAAACTTGATAACGACCATCTCGTATAGCATCAATATGCCAATATACACCATTAGGAGAAACTACCCAATCCCCAACCTTAAACTTCGGCTCAACCTTATTAGCATTATCAACCTTTTCTTCCTTTATGGCTTCAAGTGCTGACTTACCTTGTGGTTTCTGCTCACCTTTCTTTTCAAGCCAAGCGATAATATCCTTTTTGGGAATAAGCGAATAAGTAGTATTATCATCTTGAAGTTCAAAGAATTGTATGATTGCTTTCCTTATCCTCTCGTCCTCGCTCTCTTTGAGTTCGGGGAACTGGCTCTCAATAGCCGCCTTTGTCACTTCGGGCTGTGCATTTGCCATCTGCTTGATACGCTCAAGCAGGTCTTCGTACATTTTCTTATAGTCTTCCATATCTTTTTATTTTAAAGTTCCATTGTAATATAAGGCAATGTAACAAGTGTTATCTTTAATGTAGTAGTTGACACATTTGAACCAATGTACCTTATCGTGAGTGTCACTAAGTGGTACTTGAAATGCGTATTCGTCGTAAATATCTACATCTTCTCTTAGTAATCTAAGGGTAAGAGTTTTCAAACGCGCTCTAATCTCCTGAATAGTATAAAATGTGATTTTTGGATAGCACTCTATATTTCCGTTTACCATATCGGCAAACGTCTTGTAATTGTTAATTTGAAGAAATACCCTCATATCCTAATACTTTTTGTCGTAACACCTTTTTCCTTCTCGCCTATATAAGCAGGAGTCCCAATATTTGCAAGCGAATGTGCAAATATGCCAATCGAATAATAAATCTCCTCGACTCGCCAACAACAGGTTCGTCGGCTCTACCTTATGCTCTGCCATTGACGGCTTCTGGTATTTCTTTTTCATCTTCGATAATCTCTAGTGTTATTCTAACTTTCTTTCCTCTTAACTTATCTAAATTAATCTCCTGTGGTATATTTCTATTCCAGGGGAGCCTTACTTCAGTCCGTTCTATATATGGGCTGTATTCATAAGATTCAGTATTTAACATGAGTCCAACAGAGGAATCATATTCTATACCAAATAAGCGACCTTCTGTTTCAGATAATATCATATTCTTTTCTTCTTTTGTTGCCATAGGTCAGTCCTCCCTTAGTTTAATCACTAACTCTTCCAGTTCCTTTTTACGTTTTTCCCATTTAATAGAATCACGCTCTTTGCAGAAACGGCAGTTACCTTTGTGAGCAAGAATGTCACAATTTCCATAACCTAAATATCCTAAATATTCACAAGTATCAAGTATATATGTTCTTGGTAATTCTGATACACTAAAAGTGCCGTCTTTATTTTCTGTATTAAAACACCCAACCATCATCAAGGCGGCAAGCAATAACATTCCTTTTCCCCACCCAAAAGAATTACCATTTTCATCTACTTTAAGGGCTTTTCTTATTTTTTCAATTATCAGTAATATAATCTTTTTCATAATTACATTGATTTACAAATTGCACTAAATTTAAATTTATCGCAAACAATGACTTTAAAGGGTTCTTTACATCCGTTGAAACGATATTTACAATTATCACAACATCTTTCGAATTTCCGCTTACCTTTCTTCATAGCCTTATTTCTTTAATTTATCAATAAGATGTGTCAAGTCAAACAGCGGAAGATTACCTTCAACATGCTTTTTGTAGATTAACTTCTCAACCTGTTCAAGCATATAGTTTGCGCCTGCCTCAAACGTTTTCTGTGTGTGACCTATCGGGTCAAACTCAAGACCTTCACTCGCACCATCATGATACTCGTCTGACTGCCAGTTGGTGTAGCCGTATTCTTCTGCCTTTTCTTTGATACTCTTCATACGCCCAATTCCTTTTTGATCCATTTAATCATGCTGTCGGCAGAGCCTTTAGCGTTAATTATACCACCCTTCTTAAATGGTTTGCCGACACGAGAAGCACACACTACCATGTGGTCGGCCTGATTATATTCCTCTTCGAGCTTTTCTCTCAGCCGCTGCTCGAAAGTGTCAGTCCATTCAATGTTTGCCATATTTAATCGTCCTTATTATTCTTCCTTATCAGTTTAATCTCTCTTCCGTCATCATATATCGACATCTGCCATTCGTCTTTTCTGAGCTGGAGCTTCTTTGTTAGTACGTGGCCCATGTAGATGCAGTAGAAGCCTTTCGAATTGTAGTATTCGGATTCGTATCCCTTGATTTTCTCAACCTTGATAATAGTGTCGTAAGATTGTATGATGTCACCGATCTGAAAGCGGGTATTCTCCATCGCCCAGGTATCGAGCGTGAGAGCGATTTCCATCTGACGCTTTGATTCAAGCTGCTGAGCCTGTTTGTGGTATTCGTTTCTTATCTGCTGCAGTTTTCTTCTACATTCTTCAATAGTCATGATTATACCTCCTATAATTAAATTTGTTCGTAAGCCTTGAATACTACATGGTGTTTGTCTTTCCTGGAGAATGCAGAGCAATCAAGTCTGTGAAGATAACATGAATACCTTCCCAGCTTCTTCTTTCTGCGCTCCCAATCGCTGAATACACATTGAGAACAAGAAGGCTCGTTGTTGTTTGTCCCGACAACAATCAGTTTCTCGCCTCCGAAAGAGAAAATGGTGTTGATCTTGATGAATCTCTTGTTAGGTATCATTGATATTGTCTTGTTTTTAGTTATTTAAACCATATATAAAATGAGAGGAAACAGAATCAAAGGCTTTTGTGGTACTGTCCTTCTCATCCGCTTCCCTCAATGTCTATCACTCATGTTGGAGTACCACCTGCCAACTTTTAGTTTCTGGTGCAAAGATAAGAAGATGTGCCGGAATAACCTGTAAACTATTTTGAGGTTATGTTTTATTTTTCACGATATTTCCCGATATTTCACGTTGTTTCATAATTTAACACAAATCACTTGAATATAGGTACTTTTACATTTGTTTGCTTTTATTTTTCATAATATTTCACGATATTTCATTTTGAAGAAAAGTAAATAAAAATTACCTTAAATGCTTGTTTGTTTTGAAAATCTTTCATATCTTTGCTGGCGTCAAGAGTCCTACATTGACACATGGATAGAATTTCATTTAACTAATAAATAAGTGAGGGAATTGAGAAAGAAGTAGGACTCTTTCGAGATTCCCGATATTTTTTTATATATCGTATATGCAGATAAAGCGATCGTTAATGTTCTGGGCAATGGGGAAGAAGACCAATATCAAGGCGGTCTCTCTGCTTATTGGCCTGAAAAGGCGACTCGATAAGACCTCTGCTATACATAAAGCATCATTAAACAAAATTGCAAAGGTTGCCGGTGTCTCACCGAATACCATCAAGGTTTACCTTCCAATATGGCTACGGCTTGGGCTTGTAGAATGGAGAGGTAAGCACAAGGACGTATTTGTGATCAATAGGCTTTCATCGAAAACACGTCACAGGAATATCGATATTAGCCGAATTGACATGAAGGATTTCAAGACCATATACGAGAATTTCAGAAGCTTCCTGTTTCTGCTTGTTCTTTCTTGTAAGGGTTTCGTAAAGCGAATGATTCAGATAGCCAACACTTCCGACGATGTGGAAGAAGTGAAGATGGCCCTAAAATCTTGTAATCGTTATGCCAGGCGAAATCAGAACAAAGAGCTGGAATATGTGGATTACGGTATTAGCTATTGGAAAATCGGACAAAAATTGGGCTTTTGTAGAAGAACTGCTGAAAAAGTTGTCAAATTTGCCTGCAAAAAACATTGGTGCAGGAAATATAACAACTATGAGTGGTGGTCAATGCCGGCAGTTAACGGAATGTACGTTGAAGGTTTCACTTTCACAACACAGAACTACGGATTCGTAGCTCACGCCAACACGTACAAACTGAACCGAAATATTGGCATGGCACTTATTGAGGGCAAAATTTGAACACCTGAAATGGGACGAAATATTTAATATCAAAAATTAGTAGAATTATGACTAACGAAGAGAAATTAGAGGCATTGAAGGCCTTTTTGAGCGAGAACAATGTGAATTACATTGAGAACCATACTTCGAAATACGGCCTGACGATGGCTCTGAAACTGCCGGACCAGATGATAGCCGTGTTCCTGAGTGAGGACGGAAAGGATAGTGAGTACGAGAACAGAATCTACCATTGGCGCAGTGGTCGGAATTATATGAATAATGTCTATCGTGTTTTCTTCATCCGTAAGGAAGAGACACCTGAGTTTGTCCTGGAGAAGATGCAGAACTGTATCATCGATATTATGACGCGAAAGCAGCGTAAGCTTGAGTGGGAAAAGAGGCACGAGGAAGGCCTAAGAATAGCTGCAGAGAATGAGAAACGTCATCAGGAAAAGCTGGCGAAACGTGCTGCAGCCGAGGCCGCTAAAGCGAAGAAGAACAAGCGGAAGCGTGCCAGGATTGTGCACTACGAGAAGGTTGAGCCGATAAAGAAAAAAGGTGAGGAGTGATCCCCACCTTTATTTTATTAATATGCGCATTTCGCTGACTACGGTCTTTTTGAGTATTCTGCTGTAAGTTCGCTGTGTCTCGCTGATGGTAGCGTGACCGAGCATCTTACTGACTACTTCGATTCTAACTCCACTGTTTAGGGCCATAAAACCAGCCGTTATTCTTCCATAATGTGAACTGAGAGCCTTGTCTACATGCGCTACCTCAGCCACCTCCTTCAGACGCTTGTTGTACTGTTGGTTGGAGTACTTGGGCAGGTTGTAGTTGTACTTTTCCAGTATCTCCTGTGCTTTAGGCAGGATAAGCACGATGTATTCCTCTCCTGTCTTCACCCTGTGTCCGTAGAGATAGGTGTAGTCGCCGTCCTTTTCCAGCTTCTCAGCGTTGAAGTCCATCAGGTCGGAGTAGGCGAGGCCACAATAGCAACTGAAGATAAACAGATCGCGCACACGTACCAGGGAGCCGTTGGGCATCGTTGCGTTCTCTATCCTGTGTACTTCGTCCTCAGTGAGCCATCGTGTCTGCTCGTAGTCACCACGCTTGACCTTGATACCTACTGATGGGTCGCGGTCAATCTTCTCGCGCATTATGGCATCGTGGATGTATGTCCTGAGAATCTTCATGTATGAGGCCACCGTAGAGACGGCCATCTTCTTTGTAGTCTCTCTTCCGTCCTTCCCAATGATTTTAACGTCCCTTCCAAGCAGCCACTCGTAGTAGTCTGAGATATTGGCCTTGGTCAGTTGGTCGAAGCCTGTGAGCCTTCCGTATTCGTCGAGTGAAGAGAGTATCTTCCTGTGGCACTTCTTTGTGCCGGCTGATATGTCGGTCCTCTCCTCGATCCTGCTGTTGATGTAGTCGATGAATGTTTCCTTCTTAGAGCCGTTGTGGTTGATGAACCTGTCAAAGGAATCCCAATCGAACGGCTCGTTCCTGCTGATGAGGTCGTTGATGTAGGTGTCAATCAGGTTCTTGGTCGAGTCTATCCTGGCGTTGAGTGAGAGCATATCATCCCTATTGATGACGTGGGACTTGTCATTCCACTGATCCTTGTAGACCTTGACACCTGTGGAGACATATTTCTTCTTTCCGCTGAGAAGGATTTCTACCTGGACGATAGCGTCCTTCCTTTTCGTTGCCGTCTTCTTTCGGTCGAAGACAAACCTTGTTGATGGGTACTTCATGAAGGTATATTATTACGTGAAGTGTCAATCTGTTTGGTAGAATCTTGGTAGAACTGCGTCCACACCTGTAGGATAGGGGCTTTTGCCTTGAAACAGACGGTAGAAAGAGCCGGTAGAATGCGTGGTACTGAATTGGTAGAATATGGCCGTGAAATATCGTGAAATATCATGAAATGTCGGGAACAAAATTCTACCGAAAAAAGACCCTAAATTACCAATGGTTTTCATAACTGTCTGTTTTTAAATAAATTAGGGTGCCGCTTTAGCACCCTATATCGTGATTCCGTCGGGATTTTACACTTCCTTGTTATGAGCCTCTTAATCAGACAGTTATCGTTCGCAAATTTTTGACCGGTAGAATATTGGTAGAATAATTCTGCCTTTTTCCTTTAAGTCACTGCAAAGGTACAACTTTATTTTGATTTAGAGACTTCTTTTGAAAAATTTATTTAGTGAATTAATATTAGTTTATAAAACTCTTAACGATCCGACACATTTGTAGAATCCGAAGACCATGTCTCTGGGGATAATGAAGTCCGGGTATTGTGTTCTGTCGTATGCAACGCAACGATAGACTGGAGTCCCTTTATCGTCATAGTCTTCATATACTTTTTTAAATTTTGGTCCCTCAGCGGTGTCTAACAGATAACAACCTCCCCATTCTTTGATTGCTGTTTTCTTGAAGAAGAGTTCATCACCTCTTCTATAATTAGGAGCCATTCGATCTGTCTTGAGAAATAAGGAGAAGTCGTAATTCGGCATACGGGTGTCGATTGGTAATTCTTCACATTCGCTTCTTTTAGACCCCTCGAAGAAATCCTGAAGATGTCCGTCAGACAAAGTTCGAGGTAGTCTAGGTTTTGTCTGTGATGGTAGCTTGTGGGTATCGCCGTCTTCTTTGCTTATCGGTCCTTCGCCATCTAATAGCCATTCTTTCCTCAGATTGGGAAATGCGTTGAGGATATCTGTGAGGAATCCTTTGGTGATATTAATTTTCCCTCTCATGAAGTCTGAAACATTAGGTTGCCTTCTGCCTATCTTGGCGGCAAATTGGGCCTGCGTAAGGCCTTCTCTATGAATGAGCCTATTGACTCTTTCTCTTATTTGTTCTTCATCGAAAACCATATAAAATATGTATATTCTATTGTAAACATATGTAAACTATCTACAAAATATAATAAAATTATCCACAAAATATTTGTCGTTATGGATAAAATATATATCTTTGCAGCAGTTAGTTAATACTGACCCAAAAAGACTAACGTCGAGGAAGTTGAAAACCGCCTGAAACGCTTTGAGAATGCAAAGGTAGAACAAATTACTGAATCGGCAAGTCGCTTTAAGAAAACCTAAAGTTAATTAGTTAATATTAAGACTTATGACAGTAACTCAAGACCAGATTAAAAGCATTAAGCCTGGCTCTACCGAAAGCTTCAACTGCGATGCTGATAAGATGTATTCGGTGGCCGCTGCCCTTTCAACCTTGAAGCGTAAGGGTATGCCTGACGGTATCGTCGACTACGAGCATAAGAAGTTCTTTGACCGGAACATTATTACCATACGCGCCATGCGTGAAGGTGATGAGTCCGTACTGAACAGATAGAAATCACTAAAAACATAAATGAAAAGATCCTAAGACTATGGTACAGAATTCTAAGTTGTTGATTGAAAAGTTCTCTAATGGGATTACCTTGCGTTGGAACGACCTCTCAGGTAAACTTGAACCAGAGAAGAGCCTTGCCGTGAATGGCGAAGAGTCTAACTGCATTGGCGAGAGCCTTTGGGACGGTATCCGTGATCTGCTGGGCCAGTCCGACAATGGAAAAGTAGAGGTGACTGTAGAGATACGCACCCTGTAGTCTAACTCCTATTACCTAAAGCTATATGACCGATTACGAAATGCGCAAGATTGCGAAGATGCAAGCAGAATACCTCGTATCAGCACTGAAAGAGGATGAAGAGCTGCTTGACCTCATGTATCCCCCACGATATATGAATATCGAGGAGGCTGCAGAATATCTTCGTATGCCGGTCGGTACCATATACAATAAGATAAAGGAGATACCCCATGAGAAAGTCGCCAAGCGGCTTGTGTTCACCGATAGAGGCCTCAACCGTTGGGTCAGGAGAAACAGAACCCAGGAAACCCTTGAGATTTCTATTGACTCTCAACTGAAGAAAATAATGTAATCATACGCGAGTGCAATAGTGCGAATGGCATAGGCAGAAGTGAGTGTGGCTGCTCATAGCTCGCAAAGCCGTCTGTCAGTACGGCGCGAATACTGATTTGCTCTTTGACAATTTGGACAAAAGGCTAATCCTGAGAGTAGGAATGGAGATATAGCAACATGGGTTGCCGAGACTATCTCATAAGACTGAAATCGGGTCATCGGGCGTGGCGATAGAAAGCTGCGCTGTCAGATGGGTTGTCATTAATGGCAATCGTTATGAAAGAGAAATGATGCTTGTGGTTCGCCACAGGTGAAGACTATAGCCTGAATGGTATTGGCTTACTCTTCAGGCACGAATATTTAAAGTTATTCATGTTCTGATATTTTAGATTTTCACCCTAGCGAGGGTCCTGGCATTTTTTTAGATGTCGTTTTAGGTTAATAGATTCTTTAAGCCCGTGAGGGTGAAGTTGTAAATTTCATGTAATGGTATATTTTTCATATTAACCCTGCTTGTATGTGAATATAGGCAGGATTTTCAAGAAACTTCTTTTACGTGGCTTTTGTATAGACGTTAGCGGGGTGGGCGTTCGGTAGATGTGCCCATCCCGCGGCTGCAGGGCCACAAATCACGATATTATGAGCTACAAAGAACAAATGGCAGGGTGGCTTTCCAAACACCAGGACGCTACTCTTGAGGAGGCATGGGAGGCAGGTTACATGATCTGCACGAACAATTGGTGTCAAGGTAAGGTTGAACTCATGGCACAATGCAGTGAGTTGATGAAACAAATAATAGACAAGTAACTATGTTTGGAAGGCGTTTTGGCAATGGCACTAATAAATATGGTGCGAGGAAAGTTACCTACAATGGTATCGAGTTTGACAGTACGGTAGAAAGAAGCAGGTTCATGTATCTTGACCATAAGCGTAAGATGGGCGAGATTCGCTGCCTTCGTCTGCAGACACGTTTCGAGATTATCCCTCAGACTTCAAAGATGGTGGCTAAGCAACTGAAGACCAAGGTCAGGTATGACAAGAAGGTTCTTGAGATGGCTGCTCACTACACATCAGACTTTATCTACATTGAGAATGGCCGGTATGTGATGGAGGATGTTAAGAACGACTACAGTCAGGATATCCGCGACTACCCATTGAGACGCAAGTTGATTGTCCGGAAGATGCAGGAGCATAACGCGAAGGGCAGGGGACAGTGGATATTCCGTGAGTCTGTCTACAAGAAAGACAAGAAACTTCACATTAAGGATATTGAGCCATGATAGACGTACTTGAAATCATATCCTCTATTGAGGAAGAAAAAAAATCCAAGAAAATAGAACCTTCTAATGCTCTATATTCTGAGATTTCTAAAGCGATAACGGCAAAAGTAAAGTCGGAACTAAACCAATGTGTTGTCGAAGGGAAATTGAACTGGCACGAAACATTGAATTCATTGGCATTTTCAACCAAAAAATTATAAAATATGGCAGAGAAGAAAGAACAAGGTAATTTGCGCTTTTACGAACTGTTGCGCAAAGTGCCAGGTACGGCATTGAAGCAGATTGGTGCGGGCAGGCTTAAAGGAATGTCTGATGTGAATCCTGTCTGGCGTATTAAGGCAATGACAGAGGCTTTCGGTCCTTGTGGCATCGGATGGAAGTACGAAATCGTAAAGCAGTGGCAGGATGTTTATGGTCAGGAGGTAAAATCATTCACGAACATCAATCTTTATATTAAGGTCGATGGTCAGTGGAGTGATCCTATTCCTGGAACAGGTGGTGCTACCATCGTGGAAGTAAATTCCAAAGGGCAGTATGTGAACGACGAGGGACATAAGATGTCTCTAACGGATGCTCTTTCTGTTGCGATGAAGGCTCTAGGTGTTGCTGCGGATGTATATTATTCAAAGGATGCTTATGTCGCTGACAATAAGTATTCTCAGTATTATAATCAGACTGAACAGAACCAAACTACTCAGCAGCCTGTCACCCAGACTGCAGAACAAGCTCAGTTCACTCAGGCTATTCAGGCCGAGATTACTGCCTGTCAAAATACGAACACTCTGTTGGGTGTATGGAATAAGTATCCTAACCTGTGGAAGAATGCACAGTTCTCTGGTGCAGTCACGGCCCGTAAGGATCAGTTAATGAAAAACGGAAAATCATAAATCATGAAACTACCAGTATTAAAACAATCTCCTGTGCGTTTCGAAAGCGCAACTCATCAGTATTTTCTTGGGGAGAAGGAACTGAAAGGTATTACAAGCACACTCGTTCGCCGTGCTTATCCTGACACGTATAAGCGTCCGGAAAATTACACAGAGGAGCAGTGGAGGGAAGTTCTCGCTAACGCTGCGGCTAAAGGATCGAATATGCATGAGACCATTGAGTTGTATGACGAGATGGGTGCTATGAGTGACCTTCCTGAACTGCAGAGTTATATACGCATCAAGGAGGAGAACAATCTGACCGTTCTGGCCACTGAGTATGTAGTGTCTGACGAGAAGGACTACGCTACGGCAATTGATAAGGTGCTTATTCAGCCTGACGGTGGTATCATCCTTGTAGATTTGAAGAGAACAAGTGTTGTTCACATTGAGAACGTTACCTGTCAGTTGAGCATCTGTAAGCGGTTCTTCGAAAAGCAGAATCCTGACCTGAAGGTGGCCGGCATCTATGTGTTATGGCTGCGTGATGAGAAGTCTCGCTTTGAGAAACTGACACCGTGGGCTGACGAGGCCCTTGATCTCCTGATTGAGGCTGACAAGGAAGACAAGGCTTTCAATATTCAGGCAACTTATGGAAACCTGCCTACTACGTTTGCACAGGTTGAGGATGAGATAGCCCGAATAGAGACCGAGGTGAAGGCTATGCAGGAGAGACAGAAACTCCTCAAGGAAGGTCTGTATCAACTCATGGAAGAATCTAACGTCAAGAGCTGGTCTGGCTCAAAGGTGAAACTGACGCGCGTCCTTCCGACGCAGAGTAAGACATTCGATGCAAAGCGGTTTGAGGCCGAGCATCCCGATCTGTACAAGCAATATCTCAAGGATACCACACGCGCAGGGTCTTTGAAGATTACATTGGCGAAGAATTGAAATAAGAAATCTTGACGATGAAGATAAAATTAATGTGTACACCTTCAGGTTTAAAGCCCCTCTACGATGATGACTACGATAAGAAGAAGAAACTTAAAGTAGGCACAGTCTATGAGGCTACCATCAAGGAGATGCGCAATATCGGGTTTCACAAGAAGTATTTCAGCCTGATAAATCTTGCATGGGAATACCTAACCGAAGAGCAGCGGGCTTTCTTCAAGGAGGATGTTGAAATCTTCCGAAAGACTGCAGAGATATCAGCAGGTCATTGCGAGATGGTTTACTCCTTGGCTCGCAGGTCTTGGCTCGAAATCCCCAAGAGTATTGCATTTGATAAGTTATCTGAGTCGGATTTCGAAAACCTCTATAATAAGGTCAAGGATGTAATCTTCCTGACCTTTATTCCTGAAGTAAACAAAGAACAATTTGAGTATATACTAAAAGACTTTTAGATTATGGATGTAAAAATTTCAGGCACAATCGTGCTAGCACTCCCTATTCAGCAGGGAGTAAGTCAGAGAACAGGTTCACAGTGGATGCGTGCATCTTACATCATCGAGCATGAGCATGGGCAGTATCCCAAGCGTATGGTCTTCGATGTGAGTGGCGCAAAGATTCAGGAACTCAACCTGCAGGTTGGTGAGGAGGTCACTCTTCATGTGAACATTTCGTGTCGTGAATATCCAGAGAATTCAGGCAAGTTCTTCAACTCAATCGAGGCGTGGAAGGCAGACAGAGCTGGTCAGCAGATGACTCAGGGTCAGCAGGTGCAGAATCCTTACCCTCCACAGGGTCAGCAGTACGCACAGAACCCTTATCCTCAGGGTCAGGTACAGAACCCATATCCACCTCAGGGCGGTCAGTATCAGGGTGCTGCGCCATTCCCTCAGCAGGGTCAGCAGCCGATGCCTGGTCAGCAGACCATTCCCTTCCCAGGTCAGCAATAAGGTTGCTTTGGTTAGTTAAACAAAACGTGAGGTGCTTGGTTGTGCCTCACGCTTCTTTACGTCGAGAGACGGTTTTCTTTTTTATTTGGTATTTTAAAAAAATAACGTATTTGTTTTAAAACGGCCCTACAGCGGTGGGGCTTTTCTTTGAACTATGCCAAAATATCAATATTGTTTAGGCCTGTGGTTAGACAGGAATTTCATGGAACAGACCTGTACGAGGCGAGGAAACTGCCAATACTACGTTGAGGATTTCTTTCGGGTGTACAGATCGATGCTTGATGAGTTTGATATGCTTGTATGCAGAGAGAATTGCGAGTATTATTCCCCAAGGGAGATATACGATGTTCCAGAGCCTAAGGAAGAGGAAACAGATTTCTTTAAACAATGATACCGGATTATATTAATGCCGCTGCCTTGGAGTACAAGGCTAAGCATGGGAATAGCGAGGAAGTGTACAACGCTTTTATCGCTGGTTACAAGGCCACAAAGAAGACAAAGGCCAGAAACGTAGAGTTGACTGAACTGCAGACGATGTGGTTCGAGAAGGCGTGGGAGGCGTATGGCCGTAAGGGTAGTAAGGGTGAGGCCAAGAAGGAATGGGCTTCTGTTCCTGCATCAGACTATCAGGCTATCCTTCAGCATATATCCGCTTACGTGGCCACGCGAGAGTTTTCCTACAGGAAAGATTTCGAGAGGTATTTGAGGAGCAAGACATATACAGGAGTTGTCTGCCAGGGCAACAATGTGATGTACGCGCCTCAGGAGAAACAGGAAAAGAGGTTATCCGAGCGATTCGCTGCGTGGGTCGATGAACACTATCCCTGTCTGAAGGATATGGAGATGCCAACTGACGAACAACTGAAAGAGATGCTCGCTATCTGCGACAATAAGATAGAGGTATGTCTTGACAGGCTCAGTGATGACCATCATGAGGGTTCTTTATATGAGTTATTCACGAATTGCTTTGGATAAGTTAGATAGAGGCTTTATGACTAGGTGTGAAGTTGAACAGATCGTTCTTGGCTGTGCCATGTGCTATGAAAGCAATTGGATGGAGGCCAGGACGCTTGTAATAAAGGAAATGTTCAAGGAACCGAAGAACAAGTTCCTGTGGAAAGTCCTCACGGAAATGAAGGCTGCAGGGATGGATGTTGATGAGGTCTCGATGTTTGGATACATCATGAACACCTATCCGGTCAGAGACATTAATAAGCTGGCAGTATATATCTGCGAGACAATATCATGCGTCGTTTTCAGCGACTATGATAGGGTACTGTCAGAATTATTGAGACTTTTTGGCGAAGATAAACGAAATGGCAAATAATAATGAATTAGTATATCAGTCGGTATTGCCCCATGACACTAACGCTGAAGAGGCCGTTATCGGAACTATCATCAGAAGGAATGAACTCTACGCCCATGTAGAGGATATCCTCCTTCCTGAGTCGTTCTATGATGAGGTCAACGCGGCGGTGTTCAGGTGTGTCAGGTGGGTTATCCGTTCTGGGCGTATCGCTGACATCAACAGCGTGATAGAGGCTACGAAGTCACATAAGTCCGTTCTAAAACTTGACATTGATGAGAGTAAGATTTACATACTAGCTTCAAAGTTCAGTGAGCGTACCTTCTCACAGGACGTTGAGAGGTTGGTCAGTTACGCCAGAAGACGTCAGTCATGGACGGCCCTGCAGTTGAGTTCCAAGAAGCTGCTTGACCTGACGGAGGATGTGGATGATACCCTAGGTGAGGCACAGAAAAGTATCGACACCATGAAGGGTATGGGGTCTATTGATGACAGTGTCCTTGATGCGAAGGCAGTGCTGAAGCGACTCAATGGTATCGTTCAGGCGAATATGTCAGGAGAGTCCACGACAACAGTCAAGACAGGCTACCGTTTCACGGACGATAAGGGAATCATCCGTATCAGGACGCTGACTGTCATCGCCTCGTTCTCAGGCTACGGAAAGACAGCCCTTGCACTCTGTATGGCTCAGTACATGGCCGTCATCGGTGTTCCTGTGGCGTACTACTCCATGGAGATGGGCGCGGAAGAGTTGTGGGCCAGGCTTCTTAGCGGCGCGAGCAGTATGACATCCAACAAGCTACTGACAGGAAAGTTGTCTGAAAAGGACGTTGAGAGGCTTGATCAGGCTATGAACCAATTCAGTAGCCTTCCCATCTATATCGATGAGAATGCTACTATTAGTGTGAACAAGATTCTGAGGTCTATACGTACACTTGTGAAGAAATATGGCGTGCGTGTGGTTTTCATCGATTACATACAGATTTTGGTGCAGACGAAGGGAGGAGAGAGGGAAGAGGCCTCACTTGGTGCTTTCGTCCGCGAACTGAAGAATATAAGCAAGGAACTTGATATCTGCGTTATCGCTCTCTCACAGTTGAGGCGTGATAAGGATGAGATGCATCCCCGAATGGATATGCTCCGTGGCTCTGGACAGATTGAGGAGAGTGCCGATAACGTGATACTCCTCGATAGGCCTAGTGCGCGTCCTGAGTGGGGCGTACTCTCATATAAGGGTATCCACGCCAATGTGTCCACGAAAGGTACTGCGGAGATAATCCTGAGTAAAGGTCGTGGCGTAGGTACAGGATCGTGGATAGTCGGGTTCACAGGATGGAACACGCGCTTCTTTGAGCTGGATGAGATACCTTACAAGGATTCAGTGAACAAGAAACGAGACAATACAACAACCAGTCAGACGCAGCCGGTACAGAATACGCAGACGGTCGTTCGTCAGGAGGCTCCTGTACAACCGGCCCTGCCTTTCGAGAATACTGCGCCTGAACTGCCTTTCTGAAATATTACTAAACCCAATAATTTATGAAACAGAATTTGTTATTCGACACATTCAGACAATGGTGGATGTGTTTCAGGTATAGCCTTGAGCTGATCCTGAAGGGCGTATGCAAATTGGTTTACGCCTTGTTCTTTGGTCTTCTCAGCGTTATTTCGTGGCTGTGGAAGCTCCTGGTTGACGCAGTGAAGAAATACCCGAAGTCGACAATCTTCATCTCTGCGCTGGCCATGTATCTTGTGTGGCTGTTCATGTTCACTCACTACAGGACACTTCTCAGTAATACAGAGTATGCGCGAGATTCCGTATCCTACCGTCTGCAGGCCTATGACAGGATGTATGACGGCACCACAGACTCACTCATTATCGTCCGCAAGGATAAAAACGACACAATAACTTTTAAATAACATCATGATAGAGGTAAAAGAGGGCCAATATTACTACCAACGCCATAAGAACAAGTGGGGCGTCTGGAAGAAAGGTAAGGAGGGGAACGGTGTTTCCCTTGGTCAGTTTATTTCCGATTTCGACACACAGGTTCAGGCGAGCAATTTTGTGAAGCGCATGAACGGCTGGTCATAGATAATTTTCTTTTTAATCAACTTATTAATATAAAAAAACTATGGAAGGTTTATTGAGACAGCGCACCGCCAAGTGGTTTGAGTGCAAGATTCGCTATGAGAAAGTCCAGGAAGACGGTCTCTCAAAGAAAGTAAGTGAGGTTTATACTATCGATGCTCTCTCGTTCAGCGAGGCCGAGGCCCGTATTATCGACGAGATGTCTGCCTACATCAGCGGCTCGTTTGATGTTGATGACATCAAGAAGGCCAAGTATGGTGAAATCTTCTTCGATGACTCCGACTCTGCTGACAAGTGGTTCAAGGCTACCCTGTCTTTCATCACCATCGATGAGAAGACAGAGCGCGAGATGCGTTCCAACCATAACTACCTCATTCAGGGTGCGTCGCTTGACGATGCCAAGAAGAATATCGAGAATGTCATGGGTAAAACGATGATCGACTACGAGATCAAGAGTCTGTCAGAGACCAATATCTTTGATGTCTTCGAGTACGTGAAAGGTAAGAACGAGAAGGTAGATGTTGAGGTCACAGAGGGTAAGCTGGAACAGTACAAGGGCTGTCTGCTCGCTGAGAAGGCCGTGAAGGTCTGGACTGAGGACTTTGTCGACGAAGATAAGGGCGAGACCGTGCCTGTTGAGCGTAAGGAAATCGTCCTTGAGCGTCTTGCTGCTCTGACTGAGGAGAATATTAAGGTTCTCCTGTCATCCGGTATCGAGAAAGTTCAAATCTTCAAGGACAGAAGAAAATGACGAAGAAACTCTGGTACGCAGTATCACGCAAGGGGCAGGGAAGGGTATTCACCACCTGCCCTGTCCGTGATGAACACTTCGGGGTGTGGTTGGGCGCGTCTGTTGGATGCATCTCAACCACATTCATGCTTTTTGAGGCAGACGGTCTTGAGCTGCCTAACCTGAAATGGGGCGATGACCCCGTTCAACTTGAACTAACAATCAATGTAATATGATGGAGAAAATCAAGAAAAACTTCTTTTTGTCCTGCGTGGTCGGGGGCGTTGTCGTGGCGAACTACTACGCCAACAGCCTTCTGGCTATCGCGGAACTGAAGTTAAGACATCCTGGCTGTGAGGTAGAGGCCTTCAATATTGCAGACTATGGGTTCTCATTCGGTGACGCGCCTGTCATCCGTATCGAGGGATGTAAACTTCATGCCATCCGATGTGTTGAGACAGGTCAGGTATGGAGGACGGCGAAGGTATGCTGTGAGGATCAGGGTTTTTCACTTAAAGCGTTGTATCAGGCGATAAGGCGCAACAGTAGACTTTATGGACAACATTTTGAATATACAAAAGACGATGAAAGAGTGTGAAGAAATTCAGTATTTCTCAGAGTGGGAGCCAACTGAGAAGTTCTTTAACAAGAAGTAGAAATGGGAGTATCTTGTGTTTGTGACGGCTATTACCGTAGGGAAGGTCAAAAGGGTAAGCAGCATGACTTCCTTGACCCAGAAGAGAGAGAAGATCGTTTGGAACGTACAACATATTAACCATGGGAAAACAGGTATATGAGATAAACACGATGCTTGTAAAGGATATGAGCATCGGTAAGGTCTTTGAGACGGCGTTGAAGATTGAAGGTGAGAGACGAGCAAGGGGAAAGGTGGAGTGTGTGACTCCTGAAGTTGCCCTTGCCGTAATTTACTTACGGAACGAGTTCATCAACTACCGTTTCTCAGAGAAAGGCCACAAACTGACAGTCGAGCAGTTCTATAGGATGCGTAAGATAGCGAGTGATGACTTTATACAGATTCACAGGATAAACCATCTCGCACATACGATGATTCAGAACCTTGCCGACTGGCTGGATGACAAGGGAATGCTCACGTTCACGGCTAAGCGTTATTGGAACAAGGTAGAAGCCATCTTTGACCGCTATCAGAAGGAACACGCCCGACGTTGTCAGACCAAGGAGGCGTGGAGTGCCATCCAGGACCACACTCTTATCGTCTATAATGCCGTGCATCCTTTCCTTGAGCCTCTTGAGAATGCGATGCGTGACTACCTCATACAGAAGCGCAGTGAGTTGCTTGCTGCAGGTCAGAAAGATGATATCATTATGATAGCGAAGACCTATTCAGCACTTATCTTCCTTGCTGTGATGAGGAACACGCGCAACAACTTCTTCAGTAAGCTGTATGAGAATCACGGCTTTGATATCAGCAGTGACTTCACCTATGCCAACCTTGACGGGATGCTTGGTAATACAGTGAGTATGATGAAGGCCTTCGGCTTGAAGTTTGAGAAGGATAAGGATGGTGATGAAGTGCCGGCGGGTGTTGACGTATCGAGGAGCGTTAAGGTTGACTCTGTTTGGAACAAGATCGTCCGTATCATGACGGATGAAGTACTGATGGATCAGATGGCTCTTGAGGCTATCAATAGGAATCCGGCGGTCAAGAAAGATTACGACGCTCTCATCAACAAGGCCGAACAGGAGGAACTTGATGAGGCGGTCGAGAAACTGAAAGAACAATATAATATTAAATAACCCTGTTTTTCAACTTTTTTAGGCAATAGCAGAGTATCGCTGTGAAGCGCGAAATGCTTTCTTTTTTTGTTATGGGTAACAATCATCCTTTTAGTGAAGACAACCACCTTAGCGAACCACTCGATAAGGCCGTTGCGAAGAATACAAGGCAGAAATTCTTCCTTGAGTTCTCAGCCTCTCACAGTGAATGGCTCAGAGAGCTGGTCAGTAAGTACAAAGAACGTGGGGAGTATCCTATTATCCCGACACAGATAATCGAATACTATCCTGAGAAATCAGACAAGGAGATAGCAATCTTCTCTGCGTTCTGTATGAATTGGGAGAATGGGAATGAATTGGAACAGATAGCCTCGTTACGGCGAATCATGGGCGCACATCCCGCGAAGTGGTTCGCTGACAGGGAATATACCTCACTCTCTATCGGACGAGAGATGAACAACACCATTGACGGCTACGCGGAAGGGAGGTATTGGAAGATTGCCAAAGTCTTCGATATGCTCTTTGAACTGTCCTTCGATGGTCGCGGTGTCCGTTATCCTTCCGATGTCTTCAAGAAGGAATCCTTTGAGGAGTTCTGTGATGAGATATCTTCCTTCTGTAAGATAAAGGACATGGAGTATAAACGTGGTGTCGTAGAGGTCATCCTGAGGTCTTCTGACGGCCTTGGGCGTAACCTGTGGCCAACTGTACCACGCAAGATAAAATGTCCTCGTAGTGACGCTCTTTCAGTATATATGAGGACGTGGTTCCCTTATTGGAGGAGCAGGATGTGGACCTGGGATGAGGCTATAGGCCTGTTCGGTCTGGAACACGACTACGATTTCTTCTACGCCTTCCTTGCCCATAAGGAACTTGAGAAGCGTAACCCTGAGGGCTGCAAGAAGTACCTGCAGCGTTATCAGTCACGTTGGAAACAACAACAACTGTTCAGCCGTAAGTATTGGCTGGGCAGTCAGCGAATAGCACCTGAAATAAATTTTTAAAATAGTAAAACAATGGAAAGAATTCAAATTGAGGAGGCAGTAAAGGGTATCCTTGAGAATAAGTTGTATGTGAGTGCCGGCAGTATCAAGATGAGTGACCATCTGGTTTACGACTTGGCTGCGGACTCCTTTGATATCGTTGATATAACAATAGCCTGTGAGCAGGATTTCGAAATCAGTATCAGCGATGATGAGATTGATGGAATGAAAAGTAAGACCGTCAACGATCTGTGTAATATCGTTGAGAATCATCTGAAAAATTATAAAGCCTGACTAATGGGACTGTTTACAGACAAGACAAGATGGCAGCACTTCGCGTGGGCAATATCTATTGGCGCGGTGCTGACCATTCATGATGGTGTGCGGCATAGATGCACGATGGAACAACTGGATTCAGGTTCGCAAAATCAAGAAGAACGGCGAACCATACAACGTCTTCAATACTCAGTCGCAGGGCGTGTTTGAAGGTTGCAAGGTTATCGGACATATTGGTATGGATGAGTGACTATGAAAAAGAAACGCTATTATGAGGAGTATGACGTGTTCAGTATTGGACGAGGTGCATATCAAGTACATGAGGCAGACGGCAACTATTGGAAAAAAGAACCCATAGCACCAGGTGGCGAATGCTTTTCATGCTGCTTCAGGATGAATAGAGGCAAAGGTGCCTGCGCCATGCTTGCGTGTCACGCTGACGAGAGAGAAGACGGAAAAGAAGTTGTATTTGAAAGGATTTGATTATGATACTGAAGATGAGACATTTTAAGATTGAGAACGGCAAGGCTACTATCGATAAGGATGGTGAGTTTTTGCACATCAATGACATTGTGCTGCTGATAGACGAAGTGCGTCGTGGCCTTCAAAACATGATAGCCGCTTTGTCAAATAACGATTCTGATTGGAGCAAAAATAGCAAATACGACTATGAGCAGCGAATTAAGATGCTCGACGAAATGAAACGGCGTATCGAAATAGAAGAGTAACCCATACCTTTATTTCATTCAACACAAACGGAACGCATACGTTTGAATCGCAGTACAGACTGTTTGAGCGTGAACTGAACTATGTGAAGGTGGAGTAAATAGAAAATATCATAGAAATTATGGAGATTTATGGAAAGGTGCATTGCTTCTTTGAGCAAAGCGGAACCTTTAAACGCGAGTTTGTCAAATTGGGTATACCTGCAGAAGACTATGACATCCAGGATAATTTTGGCGAAACAGACTATCAGATTGACCTGTTTGAGGAGATTGAGAAGGCCTATCTGGGGGGGGCAAGTTTATTTGACCAAATCACTCCCGACGATCTTCTGTTCTCATTCTTTCCTTGCATTTACTTCTCGGCCAACAACAGTTACATCTTTGATGGGACCTGGATGACTTATCAGCAGAGGGGAATGAGCGAGCATGAAATCAATGAGAATATCCTGCAGCGGTCAAGAGAGCGTCAACGCTTCTACGAAATCTGCCTGAAGATGTTCGATGTGGTGCATCGTCGCGGCCTCCGGATGATAATGGAGAATCCTGAATCGACCATACACTACCTAAAAAATAATTTTCCTTACAAGCCAAAACTGATTGACCGAAACAGGAGGCTCAGAGGTGACTACTTCTCAAAGCCCACTCAGTATTGGTTCGAGAACTGCGAGCCGACACATGGTGAGTCTTTTGTTGAGAAACAGAAGCCAAAGAAGACTGTCTGCCAGCTTACAGGCCACACAGGTAACTTGTGCGATGAAGACAGGTCGTTGATATCTCCTGATTATGCACATCGTTTTATCTGTGACTTTGTGATAGGTAAGGCTGAGAAACATTCACAACTTAGTATATTTGACTGAACTTAAAACATTATAACATGAAAAAGAGAAACAGGAAAAGTCGGTTTACGAAAACTGACGTAAACGCGCTCTGTGAAATGCAGAGGAAGATAGATGCGTACGAGAACTTCATTATCGCTATCTGTGGCGTTACGCAATGGAAGGACAAAAGTAAAGAGAGGTATGCTCTCGTACGTAGAGGCACCGATCTTGACGAATGGATGGATATGGCCTGGAAGAACATCCAACAGTTGCTTGATGCATGGAACTTGCACAAGGATGATGTTGAAGATGATGCCGTTGATTGTAAGCCGTACCTCAAGGTTGAGATGCCTACTGAAGGAAAGAAAAACGGCAATATCAGTATCACCGTCAATAACTTGACCTACCAGTACGCTAATGTCATCAAGAAGGTAGTTCGTTCGTGGAAGGAATTCAAGACAAAGGAGGTATGACAATGGAAGAAAATAAACCATGTTTTGTGTCGATATTTACACATGACGGTAAGAAACGCCTTGACGGAATTGCTCACATTGAAGGCTTAAATTTAGGCGGTGAACTGCCAAAGATAAATGATAGGATGTTTTCTGGAGAACTTAGTTGTAGCTTCGATCTTGAACTAACTGATGAGAATAGAGCATGGATGAAACAGATTGAAGACTTATTGCTGGAGGATACGGAAAATCAATTGAAGGAATTCTATGAGAAAGTTGGCGAGAAGGTTGAGCATATCTTGAGAAACTACGTTATCCCTCCTATTAAGGGTGAGATAACAAAGGGTAAGGTACGTTACCGTGGCCTTCAAGTGGTGTGGCAGGAAACCGAAACATACGACGCTTTTGTTGGTGTTCGTCAGCGTGACGTGTTGATATTTCCAGACGGAAAGAAGATTCCATGGAATTCTCTAGTGCATATAGAATAAGTAGAAATGAAAAGGATAAACGTGATTACCGTCAACCTTAACAACAAGGATGGGCTAAGACGGACGATTGAGAGTGTAATAGGACAAACTTGCTTTAATCTGATAGACTATATCGTTATAGACGGTGGTAGCACAGACGGAAGTAAGGATGTTTTAGAGGATTATTGGTCGATGCTCTACCATATTACGTCTGAGAAGGATAGTGGCATTTATAACGCTATGAACAAGGGCATAGACGTGGCAGATGACGAATATACTATCTTTCTGAATAGTGGCGACTACTTCTATGGTTGTGACGTTGTGAGAAAGATGTGCGAGAGGTTGGATGCAGATATCGTCTATGGTGACTTAATGATTCACCAGGCTAATCCGAAGGACGGCTGCTTTAAGAAGGAATATACGGACGAGATACCTGATGATTACTTCACATACGAGGCTCTGCCACATGAGGCCGCTTTTGTCAGAACAGACCTCCTGAAACGGAAACGCTTCCGTGAGGACTACAGGATAATATCAGATACCATCTTCTTCCATGAGGCAATCGTTGAAGAAAAGGCTACGTACCGGCATGAGAACTGTGTCGTTACCAACTTCTTCCTTGGTGGTGTTTCGTCGAACTACACAAAGGTAGAGCGAGAGAAGAGAAGGTATTTTGAGGAAAAGGGGAAAATTATCGTTTAGCGTCAATGGGCTAAACAGAAAGAGAAACGTCGTGATGACGCGGTTGTGTTTTTCATACTAGTTTTAGGTTTAAACTTTGGGTTCAGCGGAACCCGAAATGTTTTCTTATTAATTATTATGTTTGTGTGGGGTGTGGCTCTATGTCGCATCCCACTTTTTTTTCAGTCCATTTGGACTTCCTCTACGTTGAACTCTACGGCGTGGTCGTTGAGTGACGTACCGCTTTTTGTCCATACAAACACCTCTACAGGCTCAAGAGTCAGTATCTCTTCCATTGTCTCAGTGTCAGGCTTTGAGAGGAAGTCACATTCATACCATATACCCTCATTGTCTGTAAACAGGAGATGCCAGATACCCAACTCGTCGGCCATACCATACTCAGCGGACACATTGTCGTTGAGTGAATGGTCAGCGAGGATCTTATCAGCGTTGATGTCATCATTGAGAACTGCAAAAAACTCCTTCTTCTCG